GGCTCTGCCAAAGTGCGAAACCCGTGTTCGCATATCGACAACTGCTGACCTGAAAGGTCGGACTATAAGGTGGAGGGAGCCACACGGGTACCAAGTAGCAAGAATGCCGAATGCCCGTTCGAGCAAGAAGGCCAAGGTTTCGAGAGATCGCACTGCACGTAAGAAACGCAGTTCGAAGAAGAAGTCGGATCGCTACCGCCGTAAGCGCCGTGGCGTTCGCCGCCCTGGAAGCACTCTTTCGTTGGGTTTCAACCAGGGCCCTTTCATGCCTCCCACTGCTCTTTGCAACCACACGTACTCGGACGTGATCACGCTGGGGACCGGCGTGGGCATTAACCACTACTACATGTCGCTCAACAACATGTTTGACCCAGACCCCGCAGCGGGCGGTCACCAGCCGCTCGGGCACGATGAAATGGCTGGGCTCTATGGGGAGTACGTCGTCCTGAGTGCTACGTGGAAGGCCACCTTTTACGGCACGACCAACACGACCCAGCAGATCCACTCGTCCCAGAAATGCTTCGGCATTATCGGTCAGACCGACGACGATGGAGCCCAGGACACACCTGCAGGCCTCTCCTCCACCGAGTTTGTCGAGCGTGGGTGGAAGGCCAGGGGATCCGTCCGCCACGTCTATGCGGGCAAGCCTCTCGTTCTCAGGGGCAAGTGGGACTGCAAGCGGCAGTTTCGCAAGATGTACACCGGCAGCGGCAGCGGCTGGCAGGCCCTCATCAAGGCCATCAACCTCGGCGCCAACGCAGGCGCAAGCCCCGCTCAGCAGGCTCACCTGTGCCTCGGCACCTACTCCGACGACGGCACCGCCGCCTCAGCAGTCCAGGTCCGATTCGAGATCGACTACCAGTGTCTGTGGCACGAGCCGAATGATGTTGGAATGTCGTAATTAAATTACCCCTACCCCCCAGTAATTTAGTCCGAAGAAGCACACCCGTCCCCGAGGTTGAGCGCAGCGACCTCGCCCGTCGTTGTTCTCGCCAGCATACGCACCACCCACCGGTCCTCGGTCAGTCTGCCGAGCTCCGGGGGCACGTTTGCGAACACACATATGTGCGGGCAGTTGTACCGCACCATGCCGGACTCGTACTTCGTGCTGTAGAACAGCCCGTCCTTGATAGCCTCTATGGCCTCGTACGACACGCCACCGTTGTTGCAGCGAGGGATGTTGAAGACCACCAGTGGTATGTTCATCCCATTCTCCCTCCGTTGAGCGATACCGTACTTGGCGTCGGCCACCTTCCCACCGACGATGATGGCGTCACAGCAGTCAACGAAGTACTTGCACAGCGTCGTCTTGCCGAACCGACCATCCGGTTCCCAGAACCAGAAGATCTTCCGACCGAAAATCGGGTGATCAGGGGTCTCCACAGCCGCCGCAATCTCCAGCTGCCACGGTTGAAGCATGTCCTTCGTGACCAGCACCGTTGCCACAGGGATCGAGAACCCGTTGTGCACGTAGTCACCGTCCTTGGTGCAGTATGCGAGGTTCTGCGCCTCGGTCTTCTTGCGCTTCTCCCAGTGGAGCTTGTTCCACACCACGCCGTCAGGCAGGTCGATCTCACTCGGCCGCCCTCGTTTTGGCAGTTCAAGGTACCCTTGGATGTGTGGCGTCCCGGTTTCCGGCGCCACCTCTCGGCCCATGACGAACTTGATTTTGGCAGCGACAAACATCTGCACTAAAATCTCTAGATTCTCTTCAGTGTAGTTATTCCAAACGAAAATCCAATACTTTGACTGAGAAATCTGCTTTTTAGCTTCCATTTTCATTGAAGCACCAGTGTTTTTAGAAGTAGACATAGAGATTCTAGTATTACCTCTATGTCTCTAAAGTCTCTACTTTATGACTCAAGCTTTAGCTATCGTGGTCACACGTCAGCACTTTCGGCTCTGCCAAAGTGCGAAACCCGTGTTCGCATATCGACAACTGCTGACCTGAAAGGTCGGACTATAAGGTGGAGGGAGCCACACGGGTACCAAGTAGCAAGAATGCCGAATGCCCGTTCGAG